CAAAAATAATCTTTAAATCATTTGTCTGACTTGTACCTTCATAAACTGATCCAACAACATTACTGATTAATGCTTTCATAGATACATTAGTATCAGATCCACTTACTTCCCCTGTTGTAGTGTTATAAGTTTGAGATGTAGCGGTTTTGATATAAGTAACATCAATACCAAAAGTTCCTAACAGTTGTTCTGGTAAGCTCTTAAAAGTATTGTCTATAAATGACATATTATCCTCTTACTGCTCGTAGTTGGAAAGTTCCTGCTCCACCGAGCATATACGCTCCAAGATAACTTTGCAGCCAAGGGTAGACGTCTAAAATATTATTAACAGAACCAGTACCTTGACTAGCAGTGCTAAATTTAACTGCTAAATCTCCTAACTTTGCTTCAGAAATATTTCCTTCTTTTCCAGTAGTACCTGTAATAGCATCTGTATCATTTGCCAAAGCTCTGGCTAATTCATATTGTGCGTACTTGATGTTTACTGGAATCTTGCTGCAAGCTAGTTCTACTCCATCTACCTGATAATTATTTCTTGGAAACTTTAGTGCCTGTCCATCATCACATCTGTTGCCATAGTAAACGAAGCTGTCGATCCAACGGGTAGCTGCTATTAGTGCTCTATTCTTTTGGTCAACAGTTTTATTATCCCAAGTAGTTGAATCTGGAACTGTTTCAAAATAAGCATTAGCTTCTGTCAATGTGACATAGCTATTAGCATTTTCTCCTTTAACAGTTGCATTTATGGTAGCTGCCACGATTTTTAAGTAATTTTAGTTTTATTGTAGCGTAAAGAAAAAACCCCACCAATATTTGATGAGGTTTCTTCATTGATATGACCACCAACTGAATAGTACTAAGGATTAGTACCTGTATCAAGAGGTGAGTTGACGATAAGCTCGACTATAGGAATTAAGTCAGCATCGTATGTGATTGCCCAGTTATTATCGTTAGCTAACTGTGCGTTAGTTGGGTTGTCAGTAGCAGATGTCCACTTAGTTCCCATAACGTGATAAGCACTGTGGTAATCAACAGACATAACATCTTGCTTAGATAAGATGTTTCTGTCTGATTCAATACTTAGAGGAGATTGCTCACCTTCAAGAATTGTTCCTGACTTAATTAAGTAGCAACGGAACTCTTTCTGATGACCTGTTGTACCAGGATGAACTGTATTAACTTGAGAGTCAATAACAACATTCATACCAGCAAATTGGCCGATGCTTCTTTCGTTAACACCGACACCGCCACCACCCCAAGTTACTGCACCACCAGTAGATAGAGCAGATGTTGAGAATGTAAGCATACCAACCTGATATAGGTAGTAAGCAACAGATGGGTGAATAACTAGAGTATCTAGCTCTTCGCCTCTTTCTCCAAGAAGTGATCTTCCTCTTGCAACTGTAGAAGCTGTTAGGAAGTTGTTTTCGTCAGCACCAGAAGCAGCACCTTTACTTAGGTCGAGTGCGTTTGCACCTAGTGGGCCAAAAGTAGATCCAAACAAACCATCTAACAAGCTGAATAGTCTTGCAGAGTTTAGCTTGTTGATAGCATCTGCGATCTGGTTTCTGATGTGACCCATTGGATCTTCACCAGCAGCCAATACAGCTACATCATCAACAGCATACGCAAAACCTCTATGACAGATAGTTGCGATCTGTGTTCCTGTACCAATCTTTTGTGGTGTCAAATAACCATTGTTACTTGTACCCCATGTTGCTGTTCCATCTAAGATTTCCTCAGTTGGAGCGATTGGGTTAAATTCTGGAACTTGGATTCTTGTTCCACCTTCTGATGCGTCAAGAAGTGAGTTTCTTACAACAGCACCAGATCTTATAAATGCACTACGTTCCTTGATAGCTTCGGAAACATATGTGCTGAGATTATTTCTCTTAACGATGTCCGCTAGTAGGACACCGCCAGAATAATTCTGAAACGGAGCAGCCATTCAGATTACCTTGTTACTTTTGCGATACCCTAGTCACAGACAAGGGGATTAGCTTCACAGAAACTAACTATTTTTGAGCCTCTTGCTTGAGCACTGCTGCAAGCTGTGGGTCTTGTTCTGATAATATCATTTGTTGAGTCAGATTGCCCGTTTTCCAAGGATTTACCTGGCCTCCACCAGCATTTGCTATAGGACTTGGTTTTGCTCCCATTCCAGCAGCACTACTAGGCTTAAAATGATGTTCCCAACCACTACCAGGATTTTTAAGACTAGACAAGTAAGTATTTAAATCTTGTTCAACTCCACCATTTAAAATAACAACTTTACCTTCAGCATTTTTTTGTAATTTTCCTTGTAATAATGCCAAGGTTTGTTCTGCATTTATCGCTCCAAGATTGCTAATTGCTGCAAGGGCTGTTGTTTTTGTAGAAGCAAGCTCATTAGAAGTTTTTAAATCTTCTAATTGTTGAGATAAACTCATTATTTGTTGCTCTTTTTCTTGGGCTGTTTTATTTGCTTCCTCCCAAAGAGTTTTCCATTGACCTTGATCCTCTAATTCTTGTTTACGTTGCTCATCTTTTTGTTTATAAACATCATCAAGTTTTGTTTTAATTCCTTTAAATTTTTCTTGTGCTTCAGCAGCTTCTTTACGAACAGCAGCTAATTTTGCTTCGTATTCTGCTTTTACAGAATCTAAATTTGGAGCTTGTGGTTGTGTTTGTGAAGGAGTGTCAGTCACAGACTGTTCAGCGTTGGTCACAGACTCAGGCTGAATTACTTTTTCTTCGATTGCCATGGATTAATCAGATAATGGGCTAGTGGTTTTCTTTTTAGCAACTTTTTTCTTAGTTGTTTTTGAAACAGTAGTTTTTTGTGCTTTAACATTTGGGTCTACTACTTCCCATTTATATGTTCCATCAGGTTGTAGAACATAATCTATAGATCCAGCCATAAAAATGTATGTACTTGTTTTTTAGTTTACCAAATTATTCAGATTTGACTTCATTTGCTGATGGTAACACTTCTCCTTGTACTAAAATATCTCTAAATTCCTCTCTATCAATAACTTGTTGATCGAATAATGATGTCAAAGCTGTAATATCTTGTCCAATTAATCTTTCAATATCAAAATCTCTACTAATTTTTACTTCTGGAGGCTCGATGCCTACATAGTCAGCAGATAAATTAAATGCTTTTTGAAGTTTTTGCTCTAACTCCATAGAAACCATTGCGAGCATAGAATTTGTATCAACACGATCTAATCTTCGAGCGTCAGCACTCTCAGCTACAAATTTTTGTTGACTTAATGTACTAATACCAAGAGTAGCCATTTGCATTTGTAATTCTTTAATCTCAGCAGATTGAGCATCAAAAGCACTACTAGCTGGCTCTACATAATAAACTTTATTTCCAGGCTGTGTAGCCATTGCATAATTTACAGATATAGCAAGGTCTTTTGTCTGGTCATCATATCCTTCCATTACAAGCATCGGTTGAGATGCAACGTGCAAACTATGAATTAAATCAGCTTGTCTTTGGAAATGTGCAAGATTTAAGTATGCAATATCAAGTAAAGGTGGTTTACTAACTAAATTATCTGTTTTACCAGAATAAATTGTTACTAAAGGTATTTCTCCAAGAGAAAACTGACCAGACTCTACTTGTTGATAATCTTTATCTGCTGAACCCATTTCAAAATTTCCTGTCACACTGTTATCAGAAACATCATACATTTCTTCAATTTGCTCTTTTTTACGAAACACTCTGTACCTGCCAGGTTCAATTACCCTTATCTGATCAAAAACTTTTTCACCAAACTGACCATCAGGCAATACAGCCTTTTCTGCAATTCGAGCTTGTATAAGATTCCCATAATTAGATTCTCTATCTAATCTCCAACCATAAAGATTTGTAGGATCTACTTCAATCCAATAAGGTCTACGATTCTGTTGTCTCTCTTCTGCAAGACTTAATGCACCAGAAGGTGCAGGATAATCTACAAGAATATGACTTTGACCATAAGTAAGAGAACACATCAATATTCTTCTTGCATATTCATCTAAATCTGATTTACAACCATCTACATCCATCTTGAACATTTCTGTCCAATATGGATCTCCAGTAAGTGTGATAGGTTTTCTAAGAACTAAACCTGTCGCTGCTCTTATTAGTCTTTGTGTAAAAGGACTAAACACTGCTCTATTCACTCTTGCAAGGTAAGCATCATAATCTTCTCTTGGCTCTAAAGGTAAAAAAGCTTCACTATTTTCTCTTAAATATTCAGTTCCCTCCGTTACAGCTTTCATTATTTCCCAACCTTTCATCATATCCAAGACAGCCCTTGTTCTAGTAAAAGGACTATCAATTCCACCTACAGAAGTAGATGAAACAATATTGGTTCTAATAGGACCAGGTACAGCATAAGTCATCTCAACACCTCCATCGTTTTAAAGCTAACGCTTTTCTTGTAGGTCTGCCTTTTTTATCTTTTAAAGGTCCAGGCATCCCTGACATTCTTGCACAAAAACTTTTTCTTCTAGCTGCTCTTTTTCCTGTTGGATTTTTTTCAGTAACAGGTGCTTGTAAATTACTTCCAGTAGCACGATTGTATTTTGCACGACCTTTCGCAGTAAGTCCTCCTCTTTTAGACTTTTCTCCTCTTCCTACAGATAAACTTACTCCTTTACGTTTTTTCATTTGCCTACCTTTGCCTGTGCCTTTTTATGGGCCTGAGTAAAAGTATCTCCTGCTCTCATTCGCCTTTTCATAAACTCCATGTGCTTTGCACTATGATGCTCAGAATGTTTATCTAATAGATTTTTTTGGCGAGTGGTAAGTTTCACTTCTTTTTTCGTTTTTTCTTAGAACGTAGTTTTTTAAGATCAGCAGCCGTGATCTTATCTCGTGGTGGAGCAACAGCAGCAAGTTTGCGTTGCTTCGGTGAATAAGAGCCTTTAGGCATTAAACAGCACTGGTAATAGTACCATTAGTAATAAAACTTACACTTACAGTTTCAATGTCACCTGTAGTAGCAGATAAAGATGTTCCTGTAACAATTCCAGAAAAGCTTACTTTTTTACCACCAGAAGTATCTAAAAATAATTCAAATTGTGCATCACCAGCATCTTCTACTGTTAAAACATCAGCTAATAAAGCTTGAGTATCACCTGTAGCAGCAGTATATAAGAAATCTACTGAGCCAGAACCAGATATAAGGCCACCAACTTGTGCTCTTGAGGTTGCTCCTTGTGCTGTGACATCTAAAGTATCCTTTGTTATGTCAAGAGTCCAACCTGTTGTAGCTACGATTGTTGATGTAGTTCCAGTTCCGTTTTTAAATTTTACGGAGCCT